TTACGTGGTGTTTTAATTGCAACCGCCGCAGTCATTGCCGGTGTTTTTGTCGTTTCTAAAGTAGCAGCCGCAGTTACCGCAACAATTCTTCTTATTCAATCATTGATCAAGGCTTACAACGCAATAAAGTATTCTGCACTTGCCGCGGGCGTAGCCGTTGCATTTGCAGCAAATCCATTTTTGGGTCTTGGTGCAGTTGCTTTAGCGGCGTCCGTTTTGTCCGGTGCAAATGCGTTAGCAAATCGCGAAAGTGACAACGTAGATAATTTGGGTGTACCAAAAAATCTTGTGACTGATTTTGGCACATACGTTCCACCCGCTTTCAAGGTTGACCAATTTCCTGGCGGTACAACTATGGGCGACTTGCCAAAACCAGGTGGCACAACCCGTTCGGCGTCGGGTGAAATTCTCGGTGCTGGCAGTGCTGAGCAATTAAGAAAAAGACTTGATTCAATTTTGGTCGAAATAAACGAACTTGTTTTTAGAATGTCAACAGGTGGAATTGCCAACACAACTGCGCAAGCCGAATTGTCTGCGTTAAAGGCTGAAATGGCAGTCTTGACAAAACAGAGCGAAGCCCTACAAAGACAAAGCACGGTCAACATAACAGTCAACGGCGCAATTGACCCTGAGAGAACTGCACGTCAAATTGTCGAGGAAATGAACAATTCAACCTATCGGGGCGGCGGCGGCGGTGCTGGCAGTCTTGTAATGCCATGACGCAGTGGAATCCAATTTGGCTTGTTGAAATAGACGGCACTTCTTACACAAGTGCCATTCTTTCTAATTTAACAATCACAAGCGGTCGCCGTAACATTTACGAACAGGCAAACGCGGGCTATGTCAACCTTGAATTGTTGGACGTCAATCAAACTGCAATTCCAGTCAACATCAACTCAACCATTGGCGTTTCAATTAAAAACACATCAAACACATTTGTGCCCATTTTTGGTGGCAATGTCGTTGACATAGGTTTGCAGGTGCGCGACATAGGAAACACCATGTTCACGCAAACTTATGCAATTACGGCATTGGGAGCGTTGGCACGGTTGCCAAAAGCATTGACCGACGGTGTTTTGTCCAAAGATGAAGACGGCGATCAGATTTATACAATTTTGCGTGAAGTTTTATTTAGTCAATGGCAACAAGTGCCGGGGGCATTAACGTGGGCGACGTACGACCCGGCGGCAACGTGGGCAACGGCTGGCAATACTGGATTAGGCGAAATTGATCGTCCCGGAAATTATGAATTAGCTGCTAGGTCGTCAAACCGTACAAACGTTTATTCATTGGTTTCAGCCTTAGCAACGTCCGGTCTTGGGTATATCTACGAGGACGCACAAGGTCGAATTGGATATGCCGACAGTACACACCGAACCAATTACCTTGCTGCAAACGGATACGTTGAAATAGACGCCAATTATGCCCGTGGCAAAAACTTACAGATTCAAACCCGCGTCGGCGACGTTCGCAATAGCGTAACGATCAAATACAACGCAACAAGTAGCAGTGAGGAATCAGCCCAAGACGCCGCTTCAATAGCCTTATATGGTGAATTAGCACAAATCATTTCGACAACTTTGCACAATAAAACTGACGCTGAAGATCAGGCTGCATTTTACCTAGAATTACGCGCTAACCCTGAGCCTATTTTTAGCCAAATAACTTTTGACTTGACCAATCCTGAAATTCCAAATGTCCAGCGCGATCGTCTAATTAACATTTTCATGGGTGAAGCCATTGCGTTGAGCAACTTGCCATTAAACATGAATTCAGGGGCTTTTCAGGGTTTTGTGGAAGGCTGGACGTTTCAAGCCTCTTACAACCAACTTTCACTGACCTTGTTACTTTCGCCATTGGCTTACTCACTTCAAGCAATGCGTTGGAATGACGTGCCAATAACTGAAACGTGGTCAAGCGTGTCGCCAACATTAACATGGGAATCTGCCACAATAGTGGCTTAGAAAAGGAGAAAACATGACAAATCCAACAAGCAACTTTGGTTGGCAAATGCCAACTTCGACTGATTTGGTCACTGACCTTCCAGCCGATTTTGAAGTTTTTGGTCAAGCCGTTGACACTTCATTGGCTGATCTTAAAGGTGGTACAACCGGACAAGTATTAGCAAAAGCGTCGGGAACAGACATGGATTTTACATGGACAGCAATTGACCCGCTTGTCATTCTTGACGCAAAAGGTGATTTGATTACTGCAACGGCGGCTGATACACCGGCGCGCTTGGCAGTAGGTTCAAACAACACGGTTCTCACTGCCGATTCAACAACTGCAACTGGCTTAAAATGGGCAGCCGTTGCCGGTGGTGCAACTTCGACTTTTGAAAGTTTCACATCATCAGGAACATGGACAAAACCAACTGGCGTAACTAAAGTCAAAGTTTTGCTTGTTGGTGCTGGCGGTGCTGGCGGTGGCGGCGGTGCTAACAGCAAAATGGCTGGCGGTGGCGGTGGTGGTGGAATTGTAAAATATGAATACGTTGACGTTTCAGCGGTTTCAACAGTTACAGTCACAATTGGCGCAGGTGGAACCGGTGGCACAACTTACCCAGCGGCAGACGGCGGCGATACAACTTTTGGTGCGTTGCTTACAGCAAAAGGTGGGAAAGGTGCTTATCAGGGCACATCAACCGTTACAGATCAAAACGCCGGTGCTTACAGTTCTGACACAGGCGATCTTGGCGGTGGCGGCGGCGGCGGTGCCGGTGGTCCCGGTCGAACAGGTCAAGGTGCATTTTATGGTTCAAGTTGGGGCAGTAGCGCAGGTCCTGGTTATTTTGAAAAATACGGAAACGCAAGCGGTATTGGAAATTCAGCCGGTGGAACAATGAAATTTTATCCTGCAAATGCAAACAATTATGTTGTAGGTGGAGACGGTGGTTCAAGTTATCTTGGTTTTGGCGGCGGTGGCGGCGGCGGCGTTCGTGTTGACGCAGGGCAAGCGGTTGGTGCTGGTCAAGGTGCTAACGGTGCTGGTGACGGTTCTATCAATGCAGCCGGTGGAAATGCCGTAGCAAATACAGGCGGTGGCGGCGGCGGTTGCGGCGGCGGTACAAGTGCTTTCAACGGTGGAAATGGTGGAAGTGGATTTTGTCGAGTGGAATGGGTGCAATAATGACTAAACATGTAATACTAGAAAACAATGTTGTAATCAACATAATTGAAGCAGATGATGATTTTATTAAGAATGAAAATTTGCAAACAATTATTGAAAATAAAACAACAGGCATTGCAAAAATTGGTGCTAAATTTGAAAACGGCAAATTTGATGATTCTGAAATTGTAGATAATTCAGGGGTTCAATTGTCACGATTAAAAGAGCAAGAAACCCTTGCACAAATAGAAGCGAATTTGGCAAAACGTCAAGCAATTTCCGAACGTCTAGGCTTAACGGCTGAAGAAGCAGCATTATTGTTGCCATGACATACCCAAAAGGTACAAACGCACGGTTGATCGAGGTCGCTTTAGCTGAAGTCGGCACGGTTGAAGAAGGCGACAACCTAACCAAATACGGCAAATTTATGAAAGCCGACGGTTTGCCGTGGTGTGGTTCATTCGTCAATTGGTGCGCTGATCAAGCCGGCGTCAAAATTCCGTCAATGGTTTCAACCGCCGCCGGCGCACACAGGCTCAAAGAAGTCAACCGTTGGTCAAACATGCCGCAATTAGGTTCATTGGCGTTTATGGATTTTCCGCATGATGGCGTTGACCGAATTAGCCACATTGGAATTGTTGTTGGTCTAATTGACACCAAAACTTGTTTAACTATTGAAGGCAACACAAGTGGCACGGGCGATCAACGCAATGGTGGAATGGTTATGGTCAAAGTTCGCAATTATGGCGTTGGCAAGGAAATTGTTGGTTTTGGAGTTCCCAAGTTTGTTGCGTACAACGGGGAGTTTCCAAAAGTAGAAATACCTTCGGGAGCCAAACCAAAGAAGGGCAAAAAGAAATGAAAGAAGCAAAAGCACTAGCCGCGTCATGGGGTCGTTCATTTATGGCAGCCGCATTGGCGTTATATCTAGCCGGGGTCACAGACCCAAAGACTTTAGCCATGGCAGGGGTTGCAGCGGTTGCGCCGGTAATCTTGCGTTGGCTGAATCCAAATGATTTAAGTTTCGGGTCAAAGGGGAAATGATCAGAAAAGCCGCGGCGGCGTGCTTGGTTTTAGCACTTGCGCTAAGCACGTCCGCGTGCGGTTATCAAGGTTGGGTACGTTATGAATGTCAAGAATGGGAATTTTGGAATGAACCGCAATGTCAAAAACCACAATGTATCCCTACTGGAACATGCACTGAAGACATCATTGGAAAGGTCTATTCAAAAGACGGCACGGCGACGCACCCCTGAAGACGTCCACGCGCAGCTAATTTTGATAATTGGTTCAACTCTTGCAGCCGTGTTTTTGATCGTTACTTTAGGTATAACATACGCGCTGATTTTTGTCACGCAACCTATTGGAAATCAAGCACCCAACGACGCAGCATTTATTGATTTATTAAAGACATTGGCAATTTTCTTGACCGGTTCATTGGGTGGAGTGTTGGCGGGTAATGGACTAAAATCCAAATCTAAGACACAAGACACGCCGAAAGACACGCGGGATTCTTGACTGCGCGTGCCGAATAGGTCATTCTGAATTCGGGTGGTAGTGGTTATCGCCTAGATTCGGGAGAAATCAAAATGGTACTTGATCTACTTGACCCAGCAACATTGGGTCGCGTTGTTGGAATGGTTGTCTTAATGGTTTTGGCAGCCGCATACGGATACTCAAAGGGACACAGAGACGGAAGCCGTGAAGGCTACACACGCGGTCGCGCAGTTTCTCGCCACATTTCGTCTAAAAACAAGGTGGTGAAATAATGGGGTTTCTTGACAATTATGAGGCTTCACGCGAAAGACTGGAAAGGTGGAATCGCACATTCCCGGACGGGCGCATTGAAACACGCATTGTTGAATTCAGTGCTGAAAAGGGCTATGTCTTGGTTGAAGCCAAGGCGTTCAAAAATTCGGAAAGCCTTGTGCCAGCCGGAATTGATTTTGCTTATGGATATCAAGGTGCTTATCAGCAAAACATGAAGCGTTGGTTTGTTGAAGATACCGTTACAAGCGCAATTATGCGGGTACAACAATTAGTCATGGGTGGGGCTGAAAGATCGACCCGGGAAATCATGGAGCAAGTCGAAAAAACACCGGCAAGCATTGCTAACGTGGACACCAACGATTACTGGACAACCAAATTTGGAGACATTCCAAGTTACAAAACGGCAGCCGAAGCCGAACAGGCTGGAATTCCGTCACTTGGTTCATCAATGGACGAAATAGCTAAACAATTGGGTGGTCAATTAGTACCCGAAGCACCACAGTGCCAACACGGACACCGAATTTGGCGCACCGGCACGGCAAAAACTGGCAAGGCGTGGGCGAATTATTCATGCGTTGAACGTAAGCCAAAACAGTGCGAGCCATTATGGTACGTCATGACCAGTGACGGCAAATTTAAGCCACAAATCTGATGAGCGATTACGTCGAATTGATCAATCCAAAAACACGCATTTGCACACTGTTGCGAAACGGTGAAGTCGTTGATCAATACAAAATGGAGCAATGCGACAAGTGCAGCATGTTATCCAAGGCTGACGAATTTGGCTATCTGCGCGGTCAAGGTAAAGAAAAGTTATTATGGTTTTGCGGGGGTTGCCGGTGAAAATCAGAATAAGCCGGGCTGACGAAATAACCTGTTTGAAGGCGGCAATCCAATTTGTTGAAAATGGCGACGAAACCTTGGACACTGATCGCCGGTACAACACTGGAATTACATTTTATGAACGCATTGCCGAATTAGCTGAAACTATTGCAAGTGAATGGGTTGTTGCCCGGCATTTAGGTTTTGCCTATGACCCATTTGAACCCAAAATGAAAAAGAAGGCTGACGTAGGTGACAAGTTTGAAGTCAAATGGACTAAGTACGCAGTTGGTCAGCTAATTGTTCATGAATACGACCGGACAAGTGACATTGCAATCCTTGTAACGGGTCAAACACCCCACTACTACATTGCGGGTTGGATACCGGTATCGATCGCTCAAAAGCCAAGGTTTAGGCATTCACACCAACCAAATTGGTGGGTAAGCCAAATCAATCTTCAGCCCATTGACAACTTAAGGAAATCCATTCATGGAAACAATCCAGTTTGAATGCCGCAAATGCAACAAGGTAACAAATCAGGTTATACACAAGGTGACTGACAATTTGCCACCCGGTGTTGAAGTCATACAATGCACGAAATGCGAAGTCATGGGCGTGGCATTGGTAGGGTCAAGGTCATGAGAGGTTATACACAGGCGTTACACACAGGGGTGGACAACCCATTG